GACCGCCCGGCTGGCGGTGGAGGCGGTGCTCGCGAACACCGCCGACTCCCCCGAGGCCATCGACCAGCTGCGCGTCATTCAGGACCGCCGGTACAAGCGGTTGCTGCAGTCCGTGATGGGCAAGGCTGTCGATCCCAAGGACGCCGAGCACCTGGCCTACAACGCGCGGGCGCTCGCCATCGTGGACCGGATCTCCAAACTGCACGGCGTGGACGCGCCGCAGCAGGTCACCATCACGCCCACCGACGCCGCCATCCACGAGTTCGTCAAGCAGATGCTGCCGCACGCGAATGCCTCCAACACCGCCGGGGAGGCGGACATTCTGGAGGCCGAGATCGTGATGGACTCCCGTGGCTAACCCCAACCCCCCACTCGCCGGCTGGGCCGACCAGTCCAAGCCCGGCTGGCAGCAGCGGGCGCTGGAGCGGGTCAAGGCCCGGCAGAAGGGGGCCAAGCGCCACACCGAGCGGCGCAACGGCATGACCCTGTACTTCGATGACCCATTCCGGGTGCTGCTGGACGCGGCGGCGGAACGGCGGGGGATGTCCCTGGCCGGGTACTGCCGCAGGGCGGTGGCGGCGATGATCGCCCACGACCTCGGCCTCAAGCCCGGGGAGGTCATGGTGCACACCTCCCGCCCGACCGAATACCGCGCGGAAGCCGGGGCCGGCCGGGCCAAGCGCACCAACGACGACGGAACGGACTTCGGTCCATGGAAGATTGAACGAGTTACTGAGCTATGAGCACCATCCACAAGATCCCCGACTACACCTACGACGACTGCACGGTCCTGCGCTGGGTGGACGGGGACACCCTCGAAATGACAGCCCGTGCCCACTTCGACATGGGATTCGGGAACATCATCACCGGCGCACACACCGGCAGGTTCCGGCTCTGGGGGATGGACGCCTTCGAGAGGCGCGATCCGCTGGGCCCGGCCGCCACCGAGTTCGTCAATTCCCGGATGCCGGTGGGCGCCGCGGTCTGCGCCAAGACCTACAAGGACCCTGACAACTTCGGCCGCTACCTTGCGCTGCTGTGGCTCCCGGGGCAGCCGGACTCCTGCATCAACGCTGAACTCGTCGAGGCCAAGCTGGCAATCGAGCGATACTGGTGACCCCGTTCTGGTGGAGCATACTCCTCACCGTAGTGGGGATTGTCGGGATGAAACTCGCCGGGCGAAAGAACCACTGGGGGTGGTTCATCGGAATGGCCGCGCAGGTGCTGTGGATTATCTACGCAACGGTCACCGCGCAGTACGGTTTCTACCTCTCCGCCCTCCTTTATGGACAGACCTACGCGGAGAATTGGCTGCGCTGGCGCGCGGAGAAGCGCAAAAAGGACGCTTCCGTCTGACAAAATGAGGGCATGAACCCTCCGCCCCGCCCTAAGCTGCTGGATTTGTTCTGCTCTGAGGGTGGGGCGGCTGTCGGATACCACCAAGCGGGATTTAGCGTCACCGGGATCGACATCGACCGGAAGCCCGCCCGGCGCTACCCCTACAGTTTCATCCTCGCCGACGCCCTGCAGTACGCAGCCGAGCACGGCCACAAGTACGATGCCATCCACGCATCCCCGCCATGCCAGGGATACTCCCGCACGGCCGGGTCGATGAAGCCGGAGCAGCTGGCAAAGTACCCCAAACTCATCCCCGCAGTCAGGGAACTGCTCGATTCCCTCGGTAAGCCGTACATCATCGAGAACGTCGTCGGCGCCCCGCTGGAGGAGCCCGTCCTGCTCTGCGGCTCGATGTTCGCGCTCGAGGCCCCCGACGTCGACGGCACCCCGCTCCGGCTCGAACGGCACCGGCTGTTCGAGTCCAACCGCCCCATCGCCGCACCCTCGCCCTGCGTCCACGACCGGAGCGTGCAGGTCGCCGGGGTCTACGGCGGCGGCTCCGTCCGGCGCAAGGGCAAGTCGCTGACCGAGCGGCGCGGCGGCTACACCCCGGTCAAGGAGGTCCGCGCGCGGCTGATGGGCATCGGCCACATGTCCCAGCTGGGACTCTCCGAAGCCATTCCCCCGGCCTACACCCGCTGGCTGGGCACCCAGCTGCTGCACTCCATGGAAATGAGCCACGCATGAGCACCGCCACCGACCACGTCGACCTCTCGGATTGGGAGAACTGGGATCCCAAGTCCAAGGAGAAGTTCCTCAAGGCGCTGGAGAACGCCAAGAAGGTCAAGAAGGCGTGGTACTGCACCCGCGGGCGCAGCTGCGATGGGATGGAGCACGAGGACTACCCATACCGCCATGCCCGCGGCGACCAGTGGCCCCCGCCCCCGGGGGACTGGCTGATCTGGCTGCTAAAGGGCGGGCGTGGTTCGGGCAAGACGCGCTCCGGGTCGGAGTGGATCCGCAATATCTCCAAGACCCACGAGCGCGTCTCCATCATCGGCCCGACCTCCTTCCACGTCCGCGGCACCATGATCGAGGGCGACTCCGGGCTGCTGGCGGTGTTCGAGAATGCCGGCCAGGAGGCGCTGTGGGAGCCCTCCAAGTCCCGGATCACCGTCGCCTGCCAGTGCCCGACGGAGAAGAAGGAGCCGGTGCACCGCCTCGGCCACTTCATCCAGGCCTTTACCGGCGAGGAGCCCGAGCGCCTGCGTGGCCCGCAGCACGCGGCCGTCTGGCTCGATGAGCCCGCCCACTTCGACAAGATCGAGAAGGTCTGGTCGAACATGATTTTCGGCCTGCGCCTGGGCACCTCGCCCAAGATCCTCTGCTCCACCACCCCGCTGCCGACCAAGTGGATGAAGGAACTGGTCAAGCGCCCGGACTGCGTCTCCGTCACGGTCTCCACCTACGCCAACCTCGCGAACCTCGCCCCCACTGTCCGGCAGTCCCTTGCCGAGTACGAGGGAACGCGGCTGGGGCGCCAGGAACTCTACGGCGAGATTCTGGAGGACATCGAGGGCGCGCTCTGGAAAACCTCGATGATCGACGACTTCCGCTTCCGCGAGGACGTGCACGAGTTCGCCAAGACGATGGAGCGCATCATCGTCTCCATCGACCCCGCCGGCACCTCGAACAAGAAGCGCGACGAGACCGGCATCGTGGTGGTGGGCAAGCTGCGCAACCAGTTCTACGTCCTCGCCGACCGCTCCGGGCACTACACCCCCGACGGCTGGGCCAAGGAGGCGTGGAAGGCGTTCGACGAGTTTGAGGCCGACCTCGTGGTGGCGGAAAAGAACTACGGCGGCGAGATGGTGCTCTCCACGCTGCGCAACTCCCGGATCTCCGGGCCCGTGAAGCTGGTGCACTCCCGCCGCGGCAAGGTGCTGCGCGCCGAGCCGATCGTCTCCCTGTACGAGCAGGAGCGCGTGCACCACACCCTGGACCTGACCGAACTGGAGACCCAGATGACCGAATGGGTCCCGGACATGGATGACTCCCCCGACCGGGTGGATGCGCTGGTGCACGGCCTCACCGAACTCTCCGGCGGACCCGGCCCGGCCTCCATCGCGCTGCCCACCGGGGAGTTCATGCCCCGCGGCGGCGCCGGTGCCCCGCCCTCGAAATCCCTGTTTGGCTACACTCCGCGCGAGGAACCGACTACCCGGGAAGCCACTGATGCAGATGAACTTGAGCGGCTGCGGGCCTACCTGTACCGCAAGGCCGAGGCTGAGGTAAATGGCATCCCGTTCCCCAACCCGGACTGCAAGCACGCCTTCACTTTTGAGCATCACACCCGGGATGGGGCCATCATCTGCAGGGATTGCCTAGTGGAAGTGTCCCTAACGGACGCCTGACACGGTACGCCGCGCATAAAAAACTCCGCGGAGCCGGTAATCTTCTACTCATGATGGAACTTCTCCAGCTTTTCCTTGCCTGTGTAGTTGGAGTCATCTCCAGCGCCCGCCTCACCCGACTCATTACGCAGGACTCATTCCCGCCTGCAGCGTGGATTCGGAGCAAGTGGGACGACCGCACCGACGGGACCAGCTGGAACGACCTGTTCCACTGCCACTGGTGCATGTCCTTCTGGACCACACTGCCGATCGGACTCTGGGGATGGCTGTCCAACTTCCACGCTTCGTGGTGGCTTGTAAACATTTTGCTCGCGGGCTCTTACCTGAACGCGATGCTCGTCGAACGAGATGAGAAGGACTAACAGTGGGGCGCATGCCTAAGAAGTCGGCCTCTCCGACTGCAAACGCACTGGTGGCCTCGGCCGCCAGTTTTCGCGGGACCAAACTCGGGACAATAACCCGCAAAAGCACGTCGGACTCATGGCAGACAGAGGCTTACGGCTTCTACCACTCTTGCGGCGAGTTCCGCTTCGGCGTGGACTGGGTCGGCTCGATGCTCTCCAAGGCGCTGCTGTACGGCACCAAGGAGAACCCGGACGGCACTGTGTCCACCGTCACCGAGGCCACCGTGCAGGAGATCATCTCCGCGCTGTTCGGCAACGCGGACGGGCGCACCGAACTGCTGCGCCTGGCCGGCATCCACATGACCATCGCGGGCGAGTTCTACATCGCCACCTACCCGGACCCGGACAAGTTCGGCGACGGCGGCGACGTCTGGGAGATTGCCCCCGCGACCAAGGCCAAGCGCTCCAACGAGGGCATCTGGACCATCAACGACCGGGCGCTGGACCGCACCAACGGAATCAACCCGGAAGAAGTCTTTGTCATCCGGATTTGGAAGCCGGACCCGGTCGAGCCCCAGCAGGCCACCTCCCCGGCCCGCGCGGTGCTGCGCACGCTGCGGGAACTGGCCGGGCTCTCGGACCACGTCTCCGCCCAGATCGACTCCCGCCTTGCCGGCGCCGGCATCTTCCTGCTGCCGGACTCGCTGAACTTCGAGCCACCGCCCGGCGCGGAGGGGGCCGAGGTCGCCAAGGCCAACGACGCCGAGCAGCTGACCAAGAAGATCGCCTACGCCATGCAGCAGTCGCTGCTGAACCGGGCCACCGCCGAGGCGATCGTCCCGATCATCATCACGGCCCCCGCGGAGGCGATTTCCGCCGCCCAGCACATCACCTTCTGGTCCGAACTGGACGCGCACGCCATCGAACTGCGCAACGAGGCCATCCGCCGGCTGGCCCTGGGGCTGGATATGCCTCCGGAGGTGTTGACCGGCTCCTCGGACTCCAACCATTGGTCCGCATGGCAGGC